CATACAGAAGATCGGAAGGCGAAGATCCTCTGGGGAAAGCGCTAACCGAATGGGAGAAAGCAAAAGATGAATGGGTTACTGCCGCTTTAGAGGCTGCAAAAAAAGAAGCCAGCTTAAAAGCTTGGGAAGCCAGTCAGAAAAAAGCGTTAATAATGGGAGAGAAAAAATCAGCGGTCTTAGCCGAATCGATATTGAGAAGTGAGCCAATGTATAAGGGAGCCGATCAAGAATTCAAAGGCATGACTGAATGGGAATACCGATTCCTCACAACACAAAGAGCCTCAATCGACGCCGAAGATAAGAAGCGCTCAATGGTTATCGCTCAGAGCCGATGGGAAACCGAACGGACTCGGGAAGCAACTTTGCGACACGTTCGCTAATCTCATGCTTTGCAGAAACAAGAGGTGAAGGATCAATGCCGAAGTCGTCATATCCATTTTGGATTGTCTCGTAATACGATGGCGATGGATTGCCTATCCTGTTCTGGTCGTTCATCGTGTAGATCATTAACTGGCTGCTACCAAAAGCGCCTTTGATCCCGTCGATGTTTAGGAACTCTTTACCGTACAAACTCGGGTAGCCCTCATAAACATCAAGAGCTTTTTCGCACGATTCTGTTATTCGCCATACACCAATCGGAACGCTTGATTTTTCGCATCGCTCAATATCTGCGACGTTTCTAAAAACCAGCTTCCATCCGATGAGATTGAAACTGCCTAGTGGAGTTGCGTTGGGGCATCGATACGACATCTGCCCCATGTTCAAGTTTGATCCATAAGCGCCATATAAGTAATCCATTTTTATATTCCTGTAAAAAAGTTGTTTTGTCGTTGCTCGATCCAAGTCCGAGCGTTTTCATCCAAGCCGTGCATAAGACCTTGATCGACTACTGTTTGAACTGCTGGCAATTCAGCATAAGGGTCAATGTCAACCATGTGATCAAATCGCATTCTAAGCTTCAGTTCCGATCTATCGAAGTCTCCAGATCGTAATTGTTTTTCAGTTGCATTTTCTGGGTAAAGAGCTTCGAAAAATGTAAAAGGAACCTCGGCAACTGTGTTGCCTTCTTTGGTAATCTTCCACATATTCCCAAAACCTTTGTGATGAACTTTGAAGCCGTTCGCTTCTAAAACTCTGCGAGGCCCGTCAAAGAATCTTTTGCTTCTTCTTCTTGGAGCGCTAGAGGTCTCAAGCAAAGCGATAGAGGTTTCAACGAATTGCATCAGGATTGAAATCCAGTTAGCAATTTTTTCGAACTCAGTAGTTCCTGAATGCTGTCGGAATTCGATGCTTCCTCGTTCTGCAATGTTAGTAAGATTGACTTTGTGATATCGGCCAAGACCGTTAGCAACTCTTTCTTTTGTAGTTCTGTTTTGAAAAGTTCCTTTCACACAATTTGCACACCACCGTGAGTTTCTACGGCTGGCCGGCATCATTGCATCAATTTCAGATTCAGCATCGGCGTATCTATCGAATACGTTAACAATTTGCCCAACGGTCATATCGGTAGAATTCAAGTGAACGTGTAACCCGCAAGTGCGATTGACTTGAGCGCCAACTCTGTTCATTGCTCTGCAAACTTTTTTTAGTTGCTCAAAACCTTCTTGGCCTTGAAGCTTAGGGCTAACAACTTCTCCGGCATCGCGTCCAGACAAAGAAGAGTCGGTTACGATTTTCCAGTGTGGTTGAGTTCTGTGATTGTAACTTTCTCGCTGGCAATCAACTCCAAGATCTCGGATTGCGCTAGCAAGCACTCGATGATCGACGCCGAAGAATTCAATTTCGATTCCGAAGATTCTGTCTGTTATCGTTCTGTTGGTCATTGTCAATTTATCCTTTAGTCAATTTAATCTCTGTCAACGGTTATTATCTTACTATGAGGTTGTTTGTTTTTGCAAACACTTTTTACACAAAAAAGGCTTTTTTTTGCATTTTATGGGGTTTTTTTGCTGTTTTTGCTATAATTTGTACTAATTTGCAGGGAAATATTGATGGATCAGCTAAAAACAGAAACAGAGGCCGATGACATCAAGCCAATCAAAGCCGTTAACAAGATTGTTAACAAGGCAGTTAACGAACTTATTCCTTATGATCGAAACCCTAAGGATCATCCAGACTCACAAATTAAGCAGCTACAAAACAGCATAAGAGAATGGGGTTGGACAATACCGATCTTGATTGACGAAGAGAGTAACGTTGTTGCTGGTCATGGCCGTCTTTTCGCCGCGCAAGATATGGGAATATCTGAAGTGCCTTGCGTTGTAGCAACAGGTTGGACGGAAGAGCAAAGGAAAGGTTATGTGATTGCTGACAACAAGCTATCGGAAAACGGACAATGGAATGACTCATTATATTTTAGTGAGCTAAGATCATTAAGCGAAGACGGTTATGACTTGTCACTAGTTGGTATGGATGAAGATTTTGCGTTTGAAGATTTTGAGCCAAACCTAAATCCAGTGTCAGAATTTTCGGAAGTGACAGAGGACGATATTACGTCAGCAAAAACAAATTTAGATGGAGCGATGTCTGAAGAGTCGGAAAGAAAAAACACAAACGGCACTGAAGTTATGTGTCCTTACTGCGCGGAAACTTTTACTTTCGTTGGCGTCTAAATGAAATACATTATGCGCACTTGCACGGGAAGGGAAGAATATGCCGCTTACGTGAAATCACAACTGCCAACACTTATTGAAATGAAAGATGAGATCTTTGATCCAATGAAAAACTTCACTAACGCTTTAGAAGCTGCTGGAGAAGATGAAGCGATTCACTTAGAGGATGACGCAATACTGACTTCTAATTTCGTAGAAAAATCAAACGCTGTGATAAAACAGAATCCAAATATTGTTATACAATTTTTTTCTATGCGAAAAGCTGATCTGACAATCGGGACACGGATTGAAAACGGATCAACATTTTTGGCGGCTGTTTGTTTTTATTTGCCGAAAAAAATGAGTAAGGGGCTTAGGGCATACTTCCCAAATTGGGAGAGGCTAGAAGAGCATCCAACCGGATTGGATTTAACGGTTGCAGACTACCTCAAAAAAACTAAACAAAAATATATGATTTGCTGTCCAAACCTAGCAGACCATCGGATAGGCAAGTCGATAATCGATAGGAGGAGATCGTCAAAAAGAGTTAGCTTGACGTTCCAGCCATAATGGGTATTTATCATTCTGCTTTAAAATCTGGCGTTATGACCTACAAAGATGTGAAAGAAACATCAAGAGCTAATCATTCGAAAGGGATTATTTTGAAGAACGACATAATTTCTCAAGGGTTGCCGATAGAGTTTGATGAATGTGATTTTTTATGGGCAGAGCCGCCTTGGCCGCATGGATTTAAAGTTTTTAACGAAAGAGCAAATGCGGATCACAAGTCTTATCAAAATTTAGTAGACGCGATTTCAGAAATAATAGAATCAAGTGATAAGCCGATTTATATGCCGTTATGCAAGTCTTTGTTGAGGGGGTTGCCGAATGCCGATCAAGTGGAGGAAACAAGCCTTAACTCTGGAGAAGCTTTATTAGCAATATGGAATGATGAATACGTTGGGCCATATAAGACTACTAATGAGATATGCCAAACGCTTGGGTCGATTTATTCATGTATTGGAGATTTTACCTGCGGATATGGGAATTGCGTTGTTGATTTTATTGAAGGCGGCGGGAAAAAATTTGTGGCTTCTGATTTCGATGGAAAATGCGTCACAGTTATGGCGGCTAGGATGAAGAAAATCCATTGAAGATTTATTTGCAAGAAAACGTTTTTGATTCTTCGTTAGAGCGGATAAGGTATTTTTTCGAGGAATTCGACAATGTTGTGGTGGCGTTCAGCGGGGGTAAGGATAGCACTGTGACGCTAGAGCTTGCTTTGATTGTAGCCAGAGAAAAAAACCGATTACCTTTAACCGTTTTCTGGATTGATCAGGAAGCAGAGTGGCAATCTGTTGCAGACTACGCAAAAAGCGTAATGTACAGAGAAGAGGTCAATCCGCACTGGCTTCAAGTTCCAATCAGGCTCTTTAATGCAACAACAACAGATTACCCTTGGCTTAATTGCTGGAGTGATGAAGAAGAACACATGAGGGAGCGAGACCCTATAAGCATCAAAGAAAACGATTATGGGACAGATCGTTTTTATAAGATGTTTGATAAATATTTGAAAAAACACTATCCAAACGAAAGCGTTGCTATGCTTGGCGGAGTAAGAGCAGAAGAAAGCCCAGCAAGAAAGTCAGCGGTTGGCAATGCTGTAACTTACAAGCATATCACTTACGGCAAAGTCCACGATAAAGAGCGAGATCATTATTCTTTTTATCCGATATACGATTGGAGTTATACGGATATATGGAAGGCGATCCACGATAATAGCTGGGAATACACAAAAATTTATGATGCTTACTATCGATATGGGATTGCTCCCAGAAATATGCGGGTCAGTAACCTGCATCACGAGACCGCGATTCATCAGTTATTTTATTTGCATGAATTAGAAGCTGATACTTGGAACGCCTTAACGAAAAGACTAAAAGGCGTGAATCAAACCAAACACATGCTTAAAACCGAAATGTTTGCGGTTCAGGATCTTCCATATATGTTTAGCGATTGGGTCGAATACAGGGACTATTTGATCGAAAAGCTAATAGTTGACGATGACACAAGAGCCAAGTTTATAAGCAAATATCAGCGTATGGATGAGAAGTTCGAGGGTATGGATAAGATCGATGAGTTGCACAAACGTCAAATCGCGGGAGTTTTAGCAAATGATTTTGAGTTTGCGAAAGTGGAAATGTTCGAAAAAACCTTGCCAGCGGTTAACTTCTGGAAGTTTAAGCGAGGCATACCGATAAACTGGAATGCTCCAGAGAGCTATCTTCGTTACATCAAGAAAGAAGAGAGGCTAGAGGCGTGAGTGACAATCATCCAGTAAGTAGCGTTAAATGGGTTGCTGTGGAAGACGTAGAGCCAAACGATTACAACCCTAACTCTGTAGCCGCGCAAGAGATGAAGCTGTTGTATACATCAATCAAGCATGACGGTTACACGCAGCCAATCGTGACCATATATGATGAGGAGTCAGGCAAATACATCATAGTGGACGGGTTTCATAGATACTTCATCTGTAAAAACAACAAAGACATTTCAGATTCGACAGGGGGCAAAGTCCCAATCGTCGTAATAGAAAAGGATATAAACGAACGAATGGCATCAACAGTTAGGCACAACAGGGCAAGGGGAAGGCATTCAATCAACGGGATGTCTAGTATGGTGTTCGATATGCTTGATAACGGTTGGTCAGATTCAGAGGTTTGCAATCATCTTGGAATGGAGCCTGATGAATTGTTAAGATTGAAGCATATAACAGGGTTTTCAAAGCTTTTTGCTGATACGGAATACAACAAGGCTTGGGTTTCCAAGAATCAAATACTAGCTAAAAAGCAGTTTGATATGATACAAAACGAGTCGAGCTGATAACGGATAACAATGTCAAAACCGCTAACAGATGAAATAAGGCTGACGATAAGGGATGAATTCGTCCACGGTTTTATTGATGAAAGCGGCACTCGCAAGTTCCCATCTATAGATATGCTTGTGTCTCGGCATGATGTAGCCAGAGCAACGTTGTATCGAGCGGCCACGAAGGAAGATTGGCAGAAACAAAAGAATCAGTATCAAAGCGAGTTACAGGTCGCCCAAGATCGTGAGCGAATGGATAGGATGCTAGACGATGGCCGGAGATTGGACGATAACGCGATACAGATAGCCCACGCAATGCTTTCAAGGGTGGGGCGCAAGTTACAACAAGCAATAAGCAGCGAAAGAGATAATCCAGAAACTGAAGCAATGACGCCGGCAGAATTAAGGGAATTATCCCTTGTGGCGGGCAATGCTCAGAAAATAGGTAAATTAGCGCTAGGACAAGCGCAAGAAATCGCAAAGGTATCAGCCGATGTCAGCAACCCCGAAGCCTTCAACCGAATTATGGAACAACTTGACCAAGTTGCGGAGCAACGCGCATCGCAAGACGTCGGATCTGTACATTGATTGGATCGAAACAGCTAGACCGACTCAGTTAACCCCGTTCGGAAGTTGGCATATATGGCTCATTCTTGCTGGTAGAGGGTGGGGCAAAACCAGAACCGGCGCGATGGACACTATGCTTTTCGCTCTCAGGAATCCAGAATCAAGAGTTGCCGTGGTTACTCCTACGTTCGGAGATTTGAGGCGGGTTGCTTTTGAGGGTGTGTCAGGGATTCTTAAACACATCCCACAAGAATGCTTAATGCTTGGCAGAGGGCAGGGATACAACGCAAGCGCATCAGAAATAAGATTGCACAACGGTTCTATAATTATGGGTTTCTCAAGTACGGAACCAGACCGATTGAGAGGCCCGCAGTTCCATAGAGCTTGGTGCGACGAATTGGCGGCTTGGCGTTATCCTGATGCGTTTGATCAGCTAATGTTTGCTTTGCGTCTAGGTGAAGACCCTAAATGCGTGATAACAACAACCCCTAAGCCGACGCCCTTGGTTCGGCAGTTATTAGAAAGGGATGACGTAAAACTAACTCGCGGAAGCACTTTTGAGAATGAGGCTAATCTTGCGGCGTCAACCTTAGAGATGCTAAAGCAGCGTTACGAAGGGACTAGGCTAGGAAGGCAAGAGCTATATGCCGAAGTGATCGACGCTATGGAGGGCGCGTTGTGGAGGCCCGCTCTAATTGACGAAGCCAGAATTGATCGGAACGAACAGGTTGATTTTCAAAAGATTATTGTGGCTATTGATCCGGCAGTAACGTCTCATGCTGACTCCGACGAAACTGGAATTGTAGTGGTAGGCAAAGGGGGACAGAATCAGTATTATGTGTTAGAAGATAAGTCAGGCAAGTATTCTGCGGATGAGTGGGGCAGAATGGCAATAACCGCTTATCACGAATGGCAAGCTGACATAATTGTTGCGGAGGTTAACAACGGCGGCGATTTGGTTGAAAGACTTATTCGAGGCATTGACCCAAACGTTCCTTATAGATCTGTACACGCTTCAAGGGGCAAAATGGTTAGAGCCGAGCCGATAGCCGCAATGTATGAACAAAGGCGAGTTCACCACATGGGGGTTTTCTCCGAGTTGGAATCACAGATGTGTACTTACACAGGTGACCGGCCAAAACCAAGCCCAGACAGACTAGATGCGTTGGTCTGGGGTTTAACAGAGCTTAGTAAGTCAAGCGGTACTGCTAGCTGGAGAATTAGCTGATGGGATTATTGGATAACATAAGAAACGCTTTTTCTGGAGCCGAAACTAAAAGAGTTAACTCAATGGTTGGTTACTTCGGCGTTCAGGACTCAGGCAAGAGCTACAAATATCAAGATTTAGCAAAGGAAGGTTATCAAAAGAACGCGATTGTTTACCGTTGCGTTAATGAGATAGCTAAGGGCGCGTCAGCCGTCCCGTTTCACATTAAGTCAGGCGATGACGTATTAGAGCAGCACCCGCTTATTGATTTGCTGGATAGACCAAACCCATTACAAAGCAATAGCGAATTCTTTAACTCTCTTTTTGGTTATCTCCTGTTATCCGGCAACGCATACGTTTTGAAGGTTGGCGGGTTAGCTGGGCAGCCGAAGGAGCTTCACTTGCTACGACCAGACAGGATTGAGATAAAAGCTGGTTCTGGATATATGCCGGAGCGTTACGATTACGTTATCAACGGCAAAGTTTTAAACAGCTACGAGGTAGACCAAGACACAGGCATGGGCGATCTAAAGCAGATCAAGCTTTGGAATCCGCTAGACGATTATCACGGGCTTTCTCCATTGGCGGCTGCGGCTGTAGAAGTAGACCAGCACAATTTAGCCAGCACTCATAACATTAGCCTGTTAAGCAACGGAGCGAGGCCAAGCGGTGCTATTATCTTTAAACCAAAAGATGACGCTGGATTTACCGCAAACCTAAGCGATTCTCAGAGACAGCAATTACTTACCGATCTAAACCAACGATTCAGCGGAACCAGTAACGCCGGAAGGCCGATGTTGCTAGAGGGTGATTTTGATTGGAAAGAGATGGGTTTGAGTCCAAAAGATATGGACTTCTTAAATCTCAAGCACATGAGCTCTACGGATATCGCTCTTTGTTTTGGTGTACCTTCTCAGCTTGTAGGCGTACCAGACGCCCAGACTTATGCGAACGTTGCAGAGGCAAGGCTAGCGCTGTATGAAGAAACGATAATTCCATATCTTAGAAAGATTGAGAGCGACATCAATGAATGGCTGGTTCCTCAATTCAACGAGAACATAAAGTTTCAGTACATTGTTGACGAGATACCCGCGCTTTCAGAGAGAAGGCGAAGAATATACGAGAACATCACAACAGCGGTATCGCAGGGCATTATGACGAGAAACGAAGCCAGAGAAATGATTGGCTTATCTCCTGTAGATGGCGCGGATGAATTACTGGTTGCCGCAAACCTGTTCCCTCTGGGAAGTAATGAGGTTCCGCCAACAGATGCCAGTAATGAAGAAGACGCCGCAGACTTAGAAGACATAGATGAAGAGGATGAGAAAGCGTTAGCTGATTTAGATTTAACCCCTACCGATGGAATGTCAGAAGAAGCCGCTAGGGGGTTGGCTTGGAGAAAAAAGCACAATAGGGGCGGCACTAGAGTAGGTGCTGCTCGCGCAAATCAGTTAGTTAGAAAAGAGCGATTAAGCGTTGACACTGTGTTAAGGATGCACAGCTTTTTCTCTAGGCACGAAGTAGACAAGCAAGCAGAAGGATTTTCCCAAGGAGAAGACGGCT